GATTATTGATAACATTTGGTGTTAATACTTTAGGTGGTTTGATTAAAACATCTGTAGCAACAACTGTAATAGATGAATATGCTCGGTTTAGATTTACTGTACCTGCGTCATTAGAAACGTTGATCTGTCCTACTGCACCTGCACTATCAGGTAATAAAGTAATCGTTGTAGCACCATTTACATCTACTGTACCTGTAAATGCCGTACCTTGTACAGTTATTGAAGCCGTAGGTGTAAGTATGTTTACCTCACCACCTAGTTTCTTAACTTGTCCTGATTCATATGTAAATGTACCTACGTTAATATCAATTGCCATTGCAACTTTAATAGGTATAACATCTGTATCAAAAGAAAACTCATCAATCACAAATTCTGTATTCGGTGCAAGTGTAACCTTTGTACCATCTTTAAACAATACATTCATGGCACCATCTTCACCTGTTTGTAAGAAATCTGCCATCTGCAATTCGTAACCTGCTACTACCTCTTCGGTCTTACCATCTCTTTCGTTGAAAGTAGAACCCATTTTGTCGGTAACATTACCAACAAGTGTGCTAGTTATTTGAGATACTAGGTGGGTAGGCATTAGAACCAGAAAGGTCAATGCAAGTAAAATTCTTTTCATGTTTAACAACCGTTCGATACTGTAGCAGTCACGTCTGCTGTTTGATCGTTTCTGTTATAAGAATATGTGCAATTGTCATCACCATTTTGTGCAAAGTTTAAAGTGTAATCGTAAATACTATCGCCACTAACATTTATGTTTGCCTCATTACTACCACCTGTTTGTTTAGCATTGATTGTAGATCCTGAAGTGTAAACATAAAGATACATTCTATTATCACCACCTGATTGTAATAAATTTATATCATTACTACTACCACTAGTTACCGTTTTTAACCAGTTGTTATCTCCTATCTGTGCCATCATAGTATAACCAGAAGGTGCGTCTGCGTGTACATCTAATAGATTGCTACTACCGATAACATCATGTACTGAATAATTACTATCACCATTAACTTCCATTTGTACAGTATTTGAGTTACCAATGATATAGAAGTCAATCGTTGCTAGATCATCTGCGGCTAACATACCATGACTTGCTGTGTTAGGACCAACAGTAGCATTTGCCGTTGTGTTTTGACCAACTGCACCGTCATATGCCTTGAAATCTACTTCATTGTTATCACCACTTATCAATACATAAAGAAAGTGATTGTTCTCTAATACATTGAATTCAACATTATTTGAATCACCAGTAATATCTAAATCAACATTCGTATTAAGAACATCTAAACCATTATCATTTAAGAAAGATAATACATTCGAACTACCTGAAATATCTATATCATACCAATGACCAGTAGAGTCAGCGTCATCTTGATCTATCTTTAATGAGTTTGAATTACCCTTAACATAGTAATCTAAAGTCATGTTAGTGCCGTAAAATTCACCACCACTATTAGCATAAGGCGCTACAAATGTATTTGAATGACCTAATTGATTTATGATTATTTTGATATTATTACCATGTACGATAAAAGGATCGTCTGTGCTTATACCAACTTTGTTGTCAGCACCTTGTTGTTTGATAAATGTAGTTGAGTTTGTTTGGAGTTGTTGTTGAAGGAATACAGAATTACCAGCAGCCCAACTCGTATTAGTTAGTACTAGTAGAAGTATCAACAGTTTCATTATTTTCATCATTTGTTGTTCCCTCCGTGTCTGGTTTTGCTTTAGGTGTTATAATTTTTTCTGCTTCTTCATCAACTTTTTTCCAGTCAAGTTCATCTATGCAACTTTCAACACCTTCTTGATCTATTTTAATGTTAGTACACTTTTTCTTTTCAAGTGCTTCGTCTTGTAATTCTTTTTTCAATGCCTTTTCTTCTTGATATTGTTCATAAGTTTTCTCTTTTTTCTCATTAATAATATCTAAATGAACACTCTCAATTTTTTCGTCTGATACTTCAATAGGCATATAATCTTCTATATCAGGTACAACCACAACATCTTCTTGTGATAGTTGCCATAAACCTTTGTCAACACCTTCTAAAATAATCTCTACAACACCTTGTTCTATTGCTTTTCTGATAGCAAATGTCACTGGTTCGTTTCTTGCAACACCTAATTCTGTTTCTAATAACATTGTATCGGCGTCAAAATATTTAAATATATCTGATCCTGTACCAGTAGAAAATATAGTCTTTTCAATGGTTACTGAAGCAACTACTTCACCACTTTGTACATTAACAACTCTTAATATAATTGTGACAATATCTTGTCTGTATTGTTTGTTTGCCTGTATGCCTAAAATTCTAGCACCAATACCACCTGATTTAGTATCTGAATCATATCCTACAACACCACCTGTTAAGTATGCACCAGCAAATAATAGTGGTGGTAAAGGTTGTGCGTTCTCTTTGTCAATTTGTTGTCTTGTTGATCTAATTAATTTTCTTTCTTGTAATAAACTTGGTAGACTTGATCTCTCTACAACTCTAAACCATTTACCATCACCTGCGTCTTGTAGTGCCTTAATCAGTATTTGATAAGATCCTTGTGTGACTGCCGTACTCATTGAAGCAAAGTTGCCACCTGGTTTCTTTTGACCAGTCATGTCAACGAAATCGTAAACTGCAATAACAACAGGACCATCTAAAGGTTTAGCAATAGTGTTTAGTTGTTCTACTGCTGGCATTTGTTTCTTGACATCAAAGTCAGGTTTACCAGCACATCCTACTAAAATAAAAGTAAGAAATAATATAGCAATTGTTTTAAACATTATGAGTTGTCTTCCTTCGGCATTGTGTAAGTCGTTGTTGTGCCATCTGTTTCTGTAACCACAACAACTACATTACCTGCACCTGCAGGAGTTGTCCATGTTATAACTTCGCCATTTGCGGCTGTGTATGTACCAGAATCTTGTTGAGCACCATCAGAACCAAATACATTGTCTGTAATTTGTTTTGCAAGGGCAGTATAAAATCTTGCTTCTAAATTTGCTTTGAATTTTGCGATAGGTGTATTCTTCGCTTCTTCTTTTAATGCCTTAGCAGCCGCTTCTTCTTTCGATTTGATAGCGTCTTTTCTAGTTTTTTCTATATTCTCAATTGTAAGATAGTGAGAGCTTTTCCCAATACCTGAAAATGACGGACTGTGAAATTTAAATCCTATTTCAGACGCAACAGCGCTTGAACATATAGAAATAACTGACAATAATGCTAATAATTTTTTCATATTTTCTCCACTTTATACAGTAATATTTATAATAAACAAATGCCGAAAAGAGCAGAAAGACTAAAAAAAAGGGCCAAAACGGCCCTTTTTTAGTATATATTGGTCGAGCACCTGGTTTATATTGAGGCCCAGGTGCCATAACCTCTTAACGAAACAGGTGGAGAGATTTTACTCTTCCTCTGCCAACTTACTAAAGTAGGATAACGTTTCATCGCTATCATCTTCTGTAATCGGTGTCGGAGATGTATTATCAACTGTTTCTGTTTTGACTGGTGCTACATTGGTGACAGGTGGGATCGTCACATCTTCAGCAGTTCCAGTACTTCTTGTGCCTAATAAAACTTTATCTAGTTTCGCTTTTAGCTCATCATATGATTTAAAGTTTTCGGCAGCAAGAAATGGTTTAAGGGCATATTGTTTATCCCAAACTTGTTCGATTGCCTCATCATTGTCTTTGATTGCTGTAGGACTATCAAATTCTGACTTATCATAGTTCCAGTAACCATCAACTTTTCTGATTTTTAATTTGAAGTTAGCACCTTCCCAAAAATCAAATGGGTTAATAGGTTTCTCATCTTCAAATTCAGGTTTCATCGCTTCAGTAATCTTATCAAAGATTTTCTTACCGAATTTAAACAACTTAATTTGACCTTCGTTCTCAGGATGTTTAGCGTCATTGACAACTAGAATGTTTGCAACATAAGATAGTTTTCTTTTTCTCTTTCTTGCAATCTCTTTGTCTGCTTCAACGCCAGAATTCCATAGTAAACTATTTGATTCACTAACTGGATCTTTTTTATTAAGTGTTGTTAAACTGTTTTCGATATACCAACCACCAGGTCCTTGAAAGGCATGAGACCATAATCTCGCCCAAGGTAAATCTTCACCTTTGACTGCTGGTAGAAATCTAAAAACTGCATAGCCATTACCTGACTTATCTAATTCTGGTTTCCAGAATCTGTCATCAGCATATGAGTTCTTTTGTTTTTGAGGTTCAGCAACTTTATTAAGTTCGCTGACTAGGGTATCTAGGTTTGACTTTGACCTTTTTAAGGCCGCTATACTTGTATTCATATATATTTCCTTTGTATGTTAATTGTATATTGTTGTATCTGTATGTTTCGTATAGTATTATTTATAAGACTAATTCTTAACAAACCAAGATTTAATCGTTGCAAAGTTTTTAGCAGTTTGCTCTTTCGCTTCTGTCCAACTTTTCTTTTGATACTCAATAATTTTTACTTTTTCATTGCCAATATGATTTGTGATCTTATTAACAATGTTATTCTCGTTAGTATTTCCCACCGTAGTAGTAAAGCATAATACTAAAAATGCTATTATTATATGTTTCATAGTAATATTATAACAGATTTAGGACCTATTGTCAAGCATCCTTTTCTTTTCTTCTATTAGGTCAGATACTTCTTTGGCAAGTGTCTTATTATCATGTTTTAAATGAGAAATTGTTTTATCTTGTTCATCAATAATTTTTTCTAAATCATTTGGCCCTCTATCGTCCATTATATATCTGTCCTTACAATGTGTTTTCTCAATGCCCTTAATAGTCTTTCCATGTTATCTATAATATCAATTAAAGACTTATCTGTAATATAGTGTTGTTGTTCTTTTAATTTATCATATTCTTTCAATGGTATCTGCACCATAGGACTTGGTGCTGGTACTTCGTTCTCAAAAGATTTATCTACTGAATTGTCATCTGTCATATTTCTCCTTATAATCTTTTGGCTTTCGCTGCCAATCGTTTCGCTTCTGTTATTATTGCCTGTCTTATCTTTCTACCCATAGGTATTTTTACAGATTGACTAATCTGTTTACCTTTTTTAGTAGTGTATTCAACACTAATAAATTTATCTTTGTAATCGCCTTGAACAGACCTTACTGCCTTCTTCAAACTCATTTCTTCTTTTTCTTTTTCGTCACCTGCTTCATTCCAGAATTTATATGTTCTCATCTTTGCCATTACATATCCTTTATTTTATTTTTTAATGTCATTTTATATTTTGTTATATTATATGACATGAAAGGTTTATATCTTATCATTCTATCATACAATTTAGGCCACAATACTTTTTCACTTATGTCCTTGTTTAGTCTTTTTGAAAATCTTAATATGTCATCTAATATAATAAGCGTTTCAAAGTTTATCTTTTTAGATAGAAAGTATTTAAGTATAGGTGGGTGTTGTTTATTTTTAGAAGTAAACAAATCATCAAAACTTAATTTCTTTGTTATCATACTTAATATATAATCTATATCTTGTTCATAGTAATAGTGTAGCGCCTCTACTTTTTTTGACCACGTTTTATAGTTATCATCACCTGCTCTACCAATGATATCCCCAATCCAAAGATTAGTGTTAGAAACAAAATTACTGACAAAATAATTAGTGACATCAATATCGCTGTAAGTTCTGCTAAGTTTGTGAAAAAAATACCGATCCCTTCTTTTAGTGAATGTTTCCATCCTTGCCGTTGTTCGGCCATGATGTTTATGGTAGTCATAACTCTGGTTCTTACTAGTGAAATGTAACTTGATTGCCAGATAGATTTTATATACTTCAAAACCATTCACTCTTATCCTTTAAGACCTTGTAGGTATTTTAATACGTTCTCTGGTGAAGACTCGCCATAAGGATCCTCTGGTGTGTCATCTGTCTTACCTGGTTCAACGAACATCTGTTCAATAACACCATCATTTACAATCATAGCATATCTCCATGATCTTTCACCGAAACACTTATCTCTTTTCTGACAAAGCATTCCCATTTCTTGTGTGAATTGACCGTTACCATCAGGTATTACTTTTACATTTTCTAATTTTTGATCTGCTGCCCAAGCATTCATAACAAAAGAATCATTTACTGATACACAATAAATTTCATCTATGCCGTGTGCTTTAAAAACATCTGCTTGTTTTTCGAATCCTGGTAATTGTTGATTTGAGCAAGTAGGTGTAAATGCACCTGGTAAAGAAAATACTACTACTTTTTTACCTTTAAAGTAAGTATCAGTATTTGTGTCAACCCAATCGCCTAATTCTCTTACTCTAAAATTGACATGGGGTACTTGTGTTATATTATTCATAATTTAAAATGGTAGTTTTGCCACCTTCTCCTTTAACATATTTAAGTTTTGTGCTTCGTAAGCAATCTTTTCTTTTAGTGTTTTATTAATCATTGATCTAGTATTAGCAGGATCAATCTCATTGTCTTTACAATACTCTAATATTGCGTCTATATAACTTGTTTTTTTATCTTTAACTATGTTTTCTATAATTAAAGCAAACTTATTAGGTGTTAATATTGCGTCTGACATATGTTTAATTATACTACATTCAATGCTAATTGTCAAGCGTATAGTGTAAATAACTGCCTACTATATACTTCGGTTGATTTATTGGTTTCATGCCTTGATGTAACCAAGGCCATAACGGTGGGAACATTAACAAAGAACCTTTTTTACAAGGGGATGCTAATCCTAGTTGAGGAAAGTTAGTTTCTCCTCTATCATTATCTTGTAGATATATAAAAAATACTAGAAATCTTTTTGCCGATTCAATATTGATAGAATCTACATGAGGATCAAAACGATCTTTGTCATTAGGTAAATATTTCTTTAATCTAATTTCTTCAAAGGCATATCTTTTTGGCCACATATTATCTGTTATGACACAATCTCTTTTATATTGTTCAAGTGAGTTTGAGAATACCGATGTTAATCTTTCTATGTCGCCTTGCCATTTGTTTTGATTAAGATTGACTTGTGTAAATGACATAGGACCTTGATCGTAGGTCTCTTTGTTAGATTCAATTTCAAACTTATTAATAAGTTCATCACAATACTCATCATCTATTGCATTTTTATATATTTGTATATAATTATTCATAATTTATAGCGCCTGTTTCTGTTGCGAGGTACAGGCAAACCCCTAGTAGCCTAAGCTGCTAATGCGAAACCTTGTGAGTCAGCATTTAAATAACAGTACGGTGTTAGCGATCAATCTCCTAGAAGTTTTACCTAATGGTCGATCCTATTTCCACCCCTCTAATTTCATTGTTAGAATGGTGGAGTGGCTGGGTATTGCACCCAGGTCCCTAAAAGTTATTGTCTTCTTATCAACAATTAATTCGTTGGTGTTTCTAAAACTTTATAATCGAACAATACTTCTAATACACATTTCTCTTGTTGAGCAGGTGTCTCCATTGTTCTTATTATATGTCCTTCAATATCTTTCGAAGCATAAGTCATTACTGCATAAGCAATATCACCGTCTGGTAATGCTGCAATTCTACCAAATGCAATTTCAAACTCTACATAACCTTCTTGTTTTAATGCGTTATTAACCATTTCTAATGGTCCACACCATATTGGCATTTGTTGTAGATCCCAAGGATATCCTGATAGACTCTTTGGGTCTGCATATGACTTACTAGATAAACATAATATAAAAAATAGTCCACATATTG